ACCAGGCCATACACCTTTTAAGTCTGGTTTCATTTTTAATTTTGTACATCTTGCACCAGTCTTTGGTTCGTGAAATACAGGATAAGAAGTTTTATCACTACATTTTAAAAAATAAAAACCTGATACGTGTTGATTCCAATGTATGTGTGCACTGTGATGACCACCACCTTTTTTAGCAAACTCTTGTACCCACAACTCACTAAACATAGTTGTGTATTGTGACATGTCATAACCTTGGTGATCTAAATATTCCCAAGACTTTTGACCAATGTAATTTCTAAAATCTAAAAAATCATTATCAGCTGTAAGCGGTGTTGAATGATATGATCTGCCAAAATCACCATTTTGTTTTATCCAATTTTTTTCTCTTTTACGAGCATCACTAATATATTTATTACTCGCTTTGTTTAACGATTTAACAAACTCAGGTTTTTCTTCACTCCATACTACAGTTGGAAAATAACTATTTATAAACATTATCTAAAAGGCCTCCCTATATGCCATACCACAAGACTATATCTTGTGCCTGATGTTACCGGTTTAACTCTATGCCACACAAAACTAGGAAATACAATAATAGATCCTTTTGGTAATATCTCTTTACATTGTATTCTGTGTTTTGATTCATCTCGCATATGTGGATCGTAGTTTCTAAAATCAAATTCTAATTCACCACCCTGGTATTCTGAACCATCTGTCAACTGACAGGTCATGGATAATTTTCTAATCTTACCATGTTCAGGTGTATCGGGTTTATCATAAGGTTTTTCCCAACTATCACAATGCCAATCATAATATTGGTTTAATTTATATTTTGTAAACTGACAAGACTCACTTCTGTCCCAATCAAAATTCCAACCAGCCATTTCATTAGCTTCGTGAACATATGGATGTAATTCTTTATATATCCAAGTATCGTTTAGCCATACTAAATCTGATTTTCTTTTTCTTTGTAAATTTTTAACTTCTTCTTTATTTAATTCTTTATCACCATAGCCACCAGTCCTAGCCATAACTTCTTTTTGTGAGTTAGCATATTTAATAACATCATCACAAAATTTAGGTGTAAGCACACCACTAAAATACCAATAATAATTAGATATATTCATATGTTATAGTTTGCACAAAATTTAAACTATCCTTTTGATTATTAGTTATGTAATACATATTAGTTGATGGAAACATAATAAATTTGTTGTTAGTTAATGGTATATCCCAACTTCTACCTTTACGTCTATTGTCTTCATAATGTATTCTGACCATACAGTCTTTGACTTTTACACCATATAATAATGTGTAATCTGGTGAATTACGTAAATCTACAGGATCTATATTTAATAAAGGAATTGTTGTCTCTTGAGGCTTATACATATTTCCCCAAGTTTCTTTGTTAACTAAAGTAAACCCATAGTCTAAATTTACATGATCTCTCATATAAGTATTTAACATATCGAATGTACGTGAGAATGGAAAATCTTTGTTTTGAATTACTGATTGTAAAATATCGATTGATAATTTATCTCGGTCAATATCCCAACCTTTGGGCATTGCCACATCACCATAATATAGAGCTTGCTCTGTTAATACTTTCTTCTGCATACCACCACCATTTTTAATTTATGCTTTGCTGTCTGTCAAGTCCCAAGATTGATTAGCTTCATTCCAAACGTAGTGCCATCTGTGAGTATCAGCTGTATTTTGTGATTCTTGCTCTGCAGTTAATGCAGGAGCATCACCAATAGGTGATTTCCAAGTTGCAGTCGTAGTATCTTTTACCCAAGATGCATATGGTTTTCTAGGCCAAAAAATTTGATTATCTTCATCCCATTCATAACCTATACCTGCGTAGTTACCCCTTAAAGGTGTTCCGCCATCTGAATGTTGATTCCCTGATGTATTGTAAGATGTTTGAATCCACATTTGTGCAGGCCAGTTGTTGTGTGTTTCTAACCACTGTTGACCCACTGTTTCATCTTCAACACCATCAGCGTTTAACATTTTATCGTTATCCATAGTTAATACCTGGATAACTTTTCCGTTAGCTCCTAGTTTTGCAAAATGTGCCATAATGTTTCTCCTTATATATTAATTTTAATTACCGTTCAACTATTGAAATTTATACCTTATTATTACTATACCAGATCCACCTGCGCCACTAATTGTACCATCAGAGACTGGTCCTCCGCCACCGCCACCACCAGTGTTTACTGTTCCAGCAGTAGAATGACAACCTCCTGGTGAAGGTGCTCCTGCTCCACCACCGCCTGTTCCACCGCTTCCACCTGCAGTGCTTGTTCCTGCTGGTCCTGCTCCACCACCGCCACCACCACCTGCTCTTGCTGTTGGTGTTCCATCAATAGATGAAGTTGCTCCTGTTCCTCCGTTTTTATTAAAAGGTGAATCTTGTCCTTGACCTGCTTGTGTTGCTCCACCACCACCACCACCGATAGGATATGGTGAACCATTTTGTCCTTGAGCTGGACTTACAGGAGGTGTGTTTCCTGTTCCACCTGATCCACTACAAGTAGCTCCTCCACCAGAACCACCATTTGCACCACTTAAACCACCAGCTCCTCCACCACCGCCACCACCAGCTCCTGTGATTCCACCAAAACTTGAATTACTTCCAGACGCACCTTGACCTGATCCTATTCCTGGTGTTCCACCACCTCCAACTACAATTGGATAACCTTGTGCTGTAACTGTGACTCTATTTGCAGGTGTAGAGTATCCATTTAAAGGACTAGCTGTATAACTATCTACATCGGTATTTTTAACTTCTCTAAAACCACCAGCTCCACCACCTCCAGCTGCAGTAGTAGTAAAAGGTGCACCACCACCTCCAGCACCGCCACCACCTACGATTACATAAGAAACTATATTTTGTGTTGCATTAGTGGCTACAGAACTTACGGTAAATGTTCCTGGACCTGTAAATTTATGAATTTTAAAATCTCCTGAAGTTGATTCAGTTCCACCACTAGCTGATATAAATGATGCTCCAACTACATTGGATGTTGCATCATTAATATTTTTCCATCCTTCAGTATCGTCAACATAAAGAAAAGTTAATGATATACCCTCTGTAGCTATAATTGTATCTGAAGCTACTCCACCAATTTTTTGAGAACCATTTGGTGAAATTGTTAAATTGTTTGTTTGAAAACTATTAGTGTAATCTGCAAAAGCAACAATAGATCCTGCTGTGCCAGATGGTAAATTTGCAGTAACTGCTCCACTTGAAGTATCTACAAAAAATCCTTGACCGTTTACTGCTGTAAAAGTTGATGTTTTTGTAGTTGTTTGCCAATCTACAGTTCCTGTTCTACCAAAACCTGATGCAGTACCAGAGTTTGTAATTGTTGCACCAGCAGGAATTGTAATAGTGTCACCACTATCTCCTAACTGAACTGTACCACAATTTGTTCTTGGACTAATTTTATTTACTTTTACTTCACTCATAATTTACCTATTGAAACTTATACCTTATTATAACAATTCCGCTACCACCAGCTGCTCCTTTACCATTACAATTAGGAAATGAATTATTTCCACCACCGCCACCACCACCAGTATTAACAGTTCCGGTTATAGCAAATGACCCTGGAGCTGATAAACAACTATTGGCTCCTCTTCCACCACCACCTGCTCCACCACATCCTCCTTCATTTGGTTGAGGAGCATAACCACCACCTCCTCCTCCACCGCCTCTTGCGACTGAAGATCCAGTGATTGAACTAGATACACCATCACCACCATCAGGTGCGCCTGCATTCGCTGGTTCTGGATTAGCATCATCATTTCCGTTTTCTGAAGCACCACCGCCACCATTTCCACCACTATTAAAAGTACCTGGATTTGGATTAATTCCACCACCAAAACCTTGAGATGGAGTTACAGGAGGTGTGTTTCCTGATGGTCTTGAACCAGGGCCATCAGCTGCAGTTCCACCACCAGAACCTCCATTAGCTCCAACTTTAGTTGGAGATCCTCCTCGTGAACCTGCTGCACCACCACCTGCAGATGTTATAGTTGAAAAAACTGAATTTGAACCTGGGTTTGCACCTGTTGAACCTGAACCACCAGTACCACCTGCTCCAACAGTTATTGGAAAAGTTGTTTGAGTAATTGTTACAGCATTTGTTGGCGCGTTTGCTACTAAAGGTGAAGCTGTAAAATTGTCTACTGGTGCATTTCTGCCTTCTCTAAAGCCTCCTGCTCCACCACCTCCACCAGCACAAGTTCCACCTCCACCACCACCTGCAACAACTTGATATCCAACTGTATTTTCAGCTGGTGTAGTTGATACGTTACATACCACAAAAGATCCTGGCCCTGTAAATGTGTGAATTTTAAAATTACCACAAGTTGTTATAGTTCCACCAGTTGCTGTTATGAAAGGAACTATACCTGTTTGAGATGTTTCAGTTTCTTGAACATTAATCCAACCCTCAGTGGCATCAACAAAAACAAAAGTTGCTGATTGACCATTAACATCTAATGTTGCATCTTGTGCTACACCACCAATTTTATTTGATCCGTTTGGTGAAATAGTTACATTATTATCATTAAAAGTTCTTGTGTAATCCGCAAAAGCAACTATTGCTCCTGCTGATCCTGCAGGTAAACTTACAGTTACAGCTCCACTTGACGTGTCTATAAAATAACCTTCGCCATCTGCTGCCGTAAAATTTGCTGTTTTGATTGAACCTGTTTGCCAATCAACTGATCCTGATCTACCAAAACCTGTTTGCGTTCCATTATTTGTAATTGTTGCGCCAGCAGGAATTGTAATAGTGTCACCACTATCTCCTAACTGAACTGTACCACAATTTGTTCTTGGACTTATTTTATTTACTT